TGCTGCTGCCCCTTATTTTTATGTAGCTCAAGGTAGAGTTAACACCTACTTACAAGGTTCTAAGCGTTCAGACAAAATTGCTGGATGTCCTAGTGGTAACTCTTGTAAAACAAACGTAACTGAATGGTACAAATCTTTAGGATGTCCTACTCCAGTAAATCAAGTAACTGATGTAGTTGACTTCACAGTAAAATGTGGTGAAATTGTTACATTAACATTACGTGGCTTCTCTAGTTATCTAAACACATTGTACTTCAATGGTTTCACTCGTAGTGTAACTGTTAATGCACCTTGTTGTGATTGTGGTGGAGATCCTTGTACAGATGTAGATGTTCCTGCATTGATTGATGATCTTATCTATCATTTAGAGTTAGATGCTCCAGGTAATAACCCTGATAACATCACTTTAAATCAATTTTATCAATTCCAAAGAATTGGTAACGATTCATCTGCGTTGTTACGTATTACTGGTAAACCTTTGACTGTTTATGGACAACCTTGTGACGTTGCTGCATTCCCTTTTGAGTATGACAGATTCTACTTTAGAACTTTCATCTTCTCTGGTCCAGCTACAACTGCTGACTTCATTGTTGACGATCCTTGTAACAGAGTAGCTCAACCTGTAATTACACAACGTTCTAACTATGCTGTTGGTACTTCTGCTGAGGTTCAACAATTAGAGAAGAACTTCTATAGTTACCAAGCTGGTTACTTGAAGCATCTTTACAGAATGAATGGTTACAACGAGAACTTTGAGTCTTGGGTAACTGATGGTCAGATCTATGATTTGTACTATATCAAATTCAATGAATATGATAAGAGTGCTTACCAATGGGGTGACTATATTATGGAAGATAGCATGGTAATCATTGCTGTTCCTGAGAACCAAACATCTGCAATTGAAGCTATATTAGTAGCTGGTTTAGGAGCTGTAGCTGGAGATACTGCTTGTATCACAACTACTAGCACTACAACTACTGTATGGCCTAGTACTTCAACAACAACTACTTTGATTCCTTAAGAATAAAAGTAGCATCATATTAACCTATGCCAGAGGGTGAGAGGATATCTCAAATCCTCTGGCATTTTTATTATAAAAAACCATGATATTAGATTTTTTAGTAATCAACACATATAACACACAAACACTTGGTGTGGCTGATATATCTGTTTATGATACAGATCCACCTAATGTTAGTGCTGCTACTATGCAAATTACTGTTCCTGGTTTTCCTACACCTGTTTCTATTCCATTTAATGTGAATAGCTTTAATGTTTACAACTCAATTATTTTAGGACTAAGTACATTCCCAGCAGTGACACCATTGCCTGATGGAATATATTTCATGAAATATTCAGTTGCCCCAGCTACTACAAACTTTGTAGAGAAGAACATTATGCGTACTGAACTTATTCAAGAAAAGTTTGATGGTGCGTTTATGAAGCTTGACATGATGGAATGTGATTCAGCTATAAGAACCCAGTCGAAAGTAGTATTGAATAGTATTTGGTATATGATTCAAGGCTCTATAGCAGCAGCTAATAACTGTGCTATTGATACAGCCAATAAATTATATGTCCAAGCAAATAGACAATTGGATTATTTTATTGCAAACCAATGTGGTTGTACAGGAAACAACTATATAATTAATTTCCCTTAATATGGCAAACTGTAGAGGATGTGGTATGAAGGTGGGCTGTGGCTGTCAATTAATTAATGGCCTATGTTCAGCATGCAACAACAAACTTAAAACTGCTACAAAAAGAATAAAAGATGTTATCACCAAGATTAACAGATTGTGTAGTTGATGCTAGCATTCCTGCTACACTATTACAAATTGATGAAAGATTAACTTACTGGGCAACTCGCCAGTATAATAATATTATCTTCTCTATGAATAATTGTATTCCTGGAGAGATAATTGATGATTTATTACATTACAAACAAATATTAACATATAGACTTTGTACTCCCACTTATGCTATGGTGTGTGGACTTCCCACTACCTCTCAGGTGGTGAGTAGAGTTAAAGTGTTAATTCATAAATAAATTAAACCATGTCTTGCGAAAGTTGTTATAATGGATGTGTTCAGACTGTGTCTGATGAATGTGTTAGATATACAGGTATAAACTATGAGGCACTAGGTGTTGAAACAGGAGACAATTTAGTTTCTGTTGAACAAGCTATAATGAATGCTCTAGTTCCTTTATTAACTGGTACAGGAGATGCAATCACTCTTAGTGCAGGAGATGTATGTGCATTAGTTACTGGTTATCTTACAGCAGGTTTAACTCATACATCTAGAGAGTGGATCATAGCTCTTTCTAAAGGAGAATGTGATTTACAAGCACAGATTGTAGCTATTGATAATACATTAGCTATACTTAATGCTAATTACACAATTGGTTGTCTTACAGGAGTAACAGCTTCTTCTGACACTCATGATATTTTACAAGCTGTTATAACAAAGCTTTGTACAACAGTAGCTGATCTTGCTGCTCTTACACTTGATGTAGATACAAACTATGTTAAGCTAGCAGACTTAGATGCTTTGATTGCAGCTTATTTAGCTAGTCAAGGTGGTGGTGGTTCAAACCAACAATATTTAAAAATGGTTCCATATGTAGCATATGAATACTATGGATCATTAACTAACTTTGATGGAACAGGTGCAGGTTTAAATTCTGCTGGGTTCTATAAGGTATATCTATGCAATGGCTTAAATGGTACTCCTGATAAAAGAGGACGTGTTGCTGTTGGAGCTATTCAAAATGTTCCTCCAATAGGAGTGGGATTGGATGCTGCAGTTAATCCTGCAAATCCTGGTAATCCAAACTATGCAGTATTTAATACAGCTGGAGCAAATACAGTGACACTTATTACATCACAAATTCCTTCTCACTCACATTCTGCAGTTGCTAATTCCACTGGTACTATTTCTCCAAATCCTCACAGTCATAGTTATAACTCACAAATTACTGAAACTACTGTAAGTGGTCTTTCTGGTGGTGCTCATCCATTAGGTAATAGTCCTACTAGTTCAAATACAAGTACTGTCAATCTTACTGTTGACGTAAGTACAAGTGTTACAGTTTCTAATACAGGTAGTGGAGCAGCTCATGCAAACATTCAACCTGTCATAGCTGCATATTATATCATGTATATTCCTTAATCTTTTTAAACTATTTATAAAATGGCTTGCAATCCTGGAGATCCTTGTTACAACGCATATTATCAACCTAGTCAAAACTGTGGTTCACTTCTTTGTGAAACTACAGCAGCTCATGTTATATATAATGGACCCAACCTTCCTTGTTCAGGAATTCACACTGGAGATAACTTAGACTGTGCTCTATCAAAAATAGATGACGCTCTTTGCAATGGTGTTGTTGGTCTTAATGGTACCTCTGGAACTTCTGGTTCTAGTGGTCGCACAGGTACTGCTGGAACCTCTGGTAGTTCAGGTGCCACAGGACCTTCAGGTTCATCTGGTAGTTCAGGTACCTCAGGTGCTAATGGTGTTGCTGGTTCATCTGGTACAAGCGGTATCACTGGTTCTAGTGGTACTTCTGGATCATCTGGTAGAGAAGGTTCTAATGGTACATCAGGTTCTGCTGGTTTAACTGGAACTGCTGGTACATCTGCTTCTTCTGGTCTTTCTGGAAGTTCAGGAAGTTCAGCTACAGCAGGTACAGATGGAAGTTCTGGTACATCAGGTCGTGATGCAACTGCTGGTACTTCAGGTCAAGATGCAACCTCTGGTACTTCTGGTTCTTCTGGAACTAGTGGTACAAGTGCTTCTTCTGGTTCTTCAGGAACAACTGGAACAACTGGAACATCTGGAACAGCAGGATTAAATGGAGATAGATATTTATCATCTTCTGTTACATCTTTATTAATAGGAACTGGTACTAGAACATTAACTACTGGTACAGGACTTGCTTATAGTATTGTTCAAACAGTACTTTTGACATATGATGTGTCTAATACAATGCAAGGCTCTGTTACTAGTTATAATAGTGGTACAGGTGTCATGGTTGTTAATGTAGCAACAACAACAGGTTCAGGAACATACGCAGTTTGGACTGTAAACTTATTTGGAGCTGCTGGTGGTAACGGATCAAGTGGTACTTCTGGTTCATCAGGTACAAATGGTACAGCTGGTACTAGTGGATCTAGTGCTACATCAGGTACATCAGGTACATCAGCTACATCTGGTTCATCTGGAACTAATGGAACTAGTGGTATAGCAGGTACAAAAGGTACATCTGGTACAAGTGCTAGTTCTGGTACATCAGCTAGTGCAGGTACATCAGCTACAGCAGGAACTAGTACAGGTACAAGTGGTACCAGTGGAGCAAATGGAGGAGTTGGTTCAAGTGGAACTAGTGGAGGTACAGGTTCAAGTGGTACATCTGGTGCTAGTGGTGGAAATGGCTCTAGTG